TATATCATTACCTGATGATTCAAAGTTTTTAGGTGGTTTCTTGTTATTTCTTTGGTCTATAAGTTCGCTTTGTTGCGAAGCTTGTATTTTAGTTCTTTCGTCTTTACGGTCTTCTTTCTCTGTTTCTTTACCTCTTTGATTTTTCACTTCCATGTCTTTTAGTTGCATATTAAAATTAAATTCTAGTTCCATTAATTCTTTTTTAATAGCGGCTTCTTGTTGAAGTTTCTGTGACTCGAAAGTAAATCTGTTTTCGTCTATAGCCATAGTAGTACTAGCTAACGCTTCTTGTTTTTGTTTTTCTGCCTCAGCCTCAGCTTGTCTCTGTCTTATATTAGCTGTCGCTTGCGCCTCCATATTCTCTTGTTGTACTTGTTGGTCTCTGCTTAGTTTTTGTTTTCTTCTTATTTTTAGCAGTTGATTCGCTAGTTTTACGTTTCTAATCTCTCTAAGATCAATAGCGTCTGACAGTTCTATAGCTTGTTGTGCTAACGCTCCTTGTATGTTGTTTTCCAACATAGCTTTGTCCTCTTCATCTGGAGATAATTCTATAAATATTCCAAAATCATATAAATGTAATTCCGCTACCTCCGCTAACGTAGCGACATTATGACCTCCTACTTGTTGAATAAAAGCCTCTCTTGTCGGAGAATATTCTAGTATATCTGATATTCTGAGTGACATACATTCGCAAACTTCTCTAGTTAAGAACAACCCAGAGTTTAATATATGTCTTGTAGCTGTGTTTGAGTTTGCTGCTGCCATTTTCTGAACACCAACTAACGCTCTTTCGTCTGGGTTACCAGCGTCTCTAGCTTCGTTTAATCCGGTTGTATCTCTAATCATCTGTAGATAATAGTTGTAAGTACCAATTAAACTTTGCATTTTTTGTCCTCCTCCACTACCAGATATTTCTTGGATAGGTATTTTACCAGGATTCATTTCACCTTCGGAAGTAAAACTTCTACCTATTATGCTACCAGTTTGGAAGAACATATTTAAAGCCTCTTGTGGATTGTAGTTCGTTCCATTACCTAAATCTATTTCAGCAAGACCGTCAGCATCTAAGTAAACACCATCAGGCGTCATTCTAGACATTACTTGCTGTAGTTTCAAATGTGTCAATTGTATCATGTCTGCGAAACCGGTAATTCTACTAACTAAAGATTCTATTCTACCTTCATACATTCTAGGAGCACAAATAGAATAATTCATCTTTACTTTAGTATGATCACTTTTAGGACGCATCATATTTTTTTGTAATCCCCATTTTATAAGTTTATCTGTTCCGAGAATTAAAGCTCCATCATACAAACATTCTATAGATCTTGATTTTTTGGTAAAGTTTTGATTTTCTTCTGGATTAAAAGAATCGTCTTTTTCTATAGCTTTTTCTGCCCCAGTAGATATCTCCTTCATTTTATAAACCTCATTCATGTACGTTTTATAATTAAAGTATAAAACTTGAATCTTGTTTTTATCTTTGTTTCCTTCGAAACCGTGTGTTCCTCTAAGGCGTGCTGATCCCTGACCGTTTCTATGAACAATCTCTTCTAGTTCATCTCCACTAATATGTGGAAATTGTTTTATTAATTCGTTGATAGGAATACTTTTAACTTCACCAGCGTAGTATATATCTTCAAAGTAAGGTGAATCAGTATAAGAATAGACTAAGTTAGCTGGATCTACGTAATCTACAACCACTCCTTCTGATGTATTAAAAGAGGTTTTTACAGCGCCTATACCTAAAACAGTAAGATCGTAGTAAAACCTCCTTGACGTTAGGTTATATTTGTTAGCTTCTAGTAATGTGTTTAAGGCTTGTTCTTCGGCTAACTCAACAGATTGCTTGTAATTAAGATTCATATGTAAATCTAATTCTTCTTGAGAATCTGGAAGTTTATCTTCTGGTGTAGTAAACAAATCCAGTCCGTAACTTTCTTTTATAAACTTCTTTAGATCCTTACTTCTCATATCCTCCTGTATAGCGTCTAAGTATTTTGTTCTTTTACTCACACCAAAAGGATCCTGTGAAAATGCTTTAACATGAAATATTCTTTCCGCAATACCATTTACAACAATATCTACAAATTTAGGTATAATTGGAACGGGTTTCCAGTCTAAATTTAGATACGATAAATCACCATTTATTGATAATTCATCTTTGTATTTTTGAATAGATTGTTCTCCACGAGCGTATAATCTTAAACTATGAAAGTTGGAGTGATTATACCCATACCTACTATTGTTGTTATTGTTTTTATCAAACCACTCTCCCTCGATAGCTTTAGCAACCTTGAGACCGTATTCAAAACTTATTTTTTCTACATCACTAACTACTTGACTTGGAAACTCCCTCATATTAATTCTTTATTATCTTTGAAGTACTGCCTCTGTTTGAATATTTAGCAATACTTATATTTAAATTTGGTTTTTCTATCTTTGCGTTAGGCCTATATAAATGTCTATTACAAGCCATTATAGCTAATCCAGAACTAATAGTTGCATCAAATTTAGTTCTTTTGTTTATATCAAATCTACTCCAATCATTTAACGTTCTATTAAAATATACATTTCCATAATTCCCATCTCCTAAATGACCCACGTGACTCTGTATATACATCTCAATAGCGGCCGCGTGAGCCTGCTTAATATCTTCACTTGAATTAGGTATTCCACCTATTTCTTTTTCTGTTACAGACAACTTGTTCCAAAGTTTATCTGGTCTATTCATAGAATATCCTCTATAACCCCTTCTTCTTAAATGATATAAAAGTCTAGGTTTATTATTTTCACACAGTAATGGCATACCATAAAACACTAAGGCCATTAACACATCTTCGAAAAATATATCAGCCGTAGGAGGTCTCGCTACATACTCTAGAAACATGTGATTAGGTGGACAATCTTCCATTGAAAACTTTGTTAAACCGTGTAGCGCTCCGTTTGATCCTCTTCCGTCTACGGTTCCTGATATGTCGTACGAGTCACAACCAAAAGCTCCCATGTGTTCATTTCCTGGATATCTTACTCCGTTCTTCATTATGCAATTATTTTGCATATTAGTAGATGGAAACCAACTTACTTTAAACCTACCTTTTGGATCTGGATAAAATATTACTTGAGTATCTTTTATTCCGTTAACCCATTGAAAATTACCAGTACTAATGTTAGCAGAGCTCCCTATACCTTCATTATAATCTATTTGCTCGTATATCTTAACAAGATTAAATATACTGTTTAAAGCCTCGTCTCTAAACGCATGCTCTGTGGTTCTCGGAAATTGTCTATAAAACTCGTTTAATGCGTCATGATCAGACTTTAATCCTTCTACTTCGTTGTTCCAATGTTCTATAATTCCGTAGTCTATTAGTTCACCGTCTGGGTCGAGTACATCATTGTCTGGATTATCAAAAACTGGAATTCCGTACTCGTCAATAAATCCTTCGTAGTTCCATTCCATTGGGATAAACAAAGAGTATAAACCAGATTTTGTTTGACCATTCTTATTTCTTGAGGTGACATCTGATGCATTGTATAGTTTTTTAAAGTTATCTCCACCCTTATCTAAAGCGTTCGAAGTAGAACCCATCATGCATTTCCCCACTATTCTACTACCCAGTCTTAAACAAGTCTTCGTTACTCTCCAATTGTTTAGTATATTATCTGGTCTCTCCCATTTACCAGCTTCGTCATGTACTAGTAGGTTTAGTTTTTCTCCGTCATAACTATTATCTCCAGTATTCTTCCAATCAATTGTAGTATCTAACCCCTGTATATCTTCGAGTTTTTCATTCGCTGTAATCTTCTTTCTCGTAAATTTACTCGCAGGAACACGATAAGCCAACTCGGATTTTGGACGATCCATTCCGTCTTGTATAGGTTTAAAAAAGAACGGGTAATTAATTGATATAGGAACAACCTTGTCTGTAAACATCTTTTTAGCATCCGCACCCGTTTTAGATAATATACCGTATCTACTATCACTTGATATAGTTGCTAAGTTAACTGTTTCTGCACTTGACATAAAAGAAAATCCAGAACGTCTATTTTTAAGGTAGCACATCCCGTAACATCTTTTATCCGCTTTGCAAGCTTCCCAGAATATGTAGAACAACCTATTTGCTTCTCTAAAATCTGGAGCGCCAACATCAATCTTACTCCATTGTAGGTACATATAGTGCGTACCAGTTATCCAGGTTGGTTTACCATTATTTATGAACCAGAAGCCCTCTTCTCTTCGTTTGAACTCTTCGTCTATATAATCGTACCATTTTTCTTTACTGTCTTCCGGATAACTCCTCCAGTCGAATATATTCTTAATCCTCTGTAACTCCTTGGGATACTCTTGTTTCACCCATTTGTTCTTTTGGTGTTTGTATACTTCTTTAGGTGGTTTAGGTAGCGCTATAATTAAATTTTGTATTTCTATGATTTCGCCTATAATACCATTGTGAGATAATACAATTACATCATGCTCTTTATTATAGCCATATTTCCACTTTTTCCCTCTGTTCATTCGGGTTATAGTGGTTTTCTTTATCGGTTCAACCGTTTTAACTAGATTTTGTTCGTACATTATCTCGATCTTCCTTCTGCAAAGCCTTTAAATACCTTCTCTTTCTTCTCTGTTTCTTTACCCTCGACAAGATTTTCTTCCTCTTGGATTCTATCGAGTATTTCAAAAGCATCAAAGATGGCGAGCTTTTTGGTGGCGGCAGCATTCTTAAGTCTGTCTGCTGTAATATCATCCCCACTATCGACGATAGCTTCTTTAGCAACCTTGATAAGTTCATCAACTGCTTTGTGCCCAGCTTGGATTATACGTTTCTTCGTTTCCTTGATATTCATATTTAATTGTAATAAATTTAGTCATAACTCTATATAGTCTTTTTCCATCGATTATAAATTCGTAAGTAGAAAACGGAGTGAATCCTACTAGATCTCCTTCTTTAAAATCACCATCTGTATATATAACCTTACCAACACACGGTTTCTCTATATCTTCCGTAAGGTAATTTATGTCTTTTATAGGTTGAACGAAACAGTATCCTTTTGTCGCTTTCCATTCTCGGTGTTTTTTATACAAGAATATTTGATCTTCTTTTACAAGATATGTATTTTCGTCAAAATAACTCCTACTATTCTTTTCTTCACCTCTTACATCATGCCAACGTCTAAATATATTGTGGTGCACTATAACCTCGTCTTTAGGTTGTATTTTTGTTTCAAAAGCTGTGGGAACAGATTTAACAATAGCTTGTCTATTCACAAATTGGTGATTATAAACTTCGGTGTTAAGTATCAACTCTGAAGTTCCGACGTCAGTAGTATTGTTATATCTATTTCCCTTTGGCTCTATAACAAAGTCAAAAGGCGCTTTCATTAGTACTCTAAGTTATATTCTATGGATATTGCCATGTTCTTATTGAAGTCTTTCCATGGTAGGACATCTTTATTCTTTTTGATATATATAGAATACTTATCGTCTTCTTCTATAATATCAGATATCGTATGTCCACCGTA